TCTTTAAAAATATTATCAAGACCGGAGAGCTGCCAAACATGCTCTTTTCTGGTACTGCCGGTCTTGGTAAGACAACCGTAGCCAAAGCGTTATGTAACGAATTGGATCTTGATTATATTTTGGTTAACGGTTCAGAAGAAGGTAATATTGATACTCTTAGAACTAAGATTAAACAATTTGCATCTTCTGTCTCCCTGCAAGGTGGGTATAAAGTAGTTATTCTTGATGAGGCTGATTACTTAAATCCCCAGAGCACCCAACCCGCCTTGCGGGGTTTTATAGAAGAATTTTCTAATAACTGTAGATTTATTCTTACCTGTAATTTTAAAAATAGAATTATTGAACCACTTCATTCACGGTGTTCTGTGTATGAATTCAATACTTCTAAAAAAGATATGGCACCACTAGCTGCTCAAATGATGGCTAGACTTCAGAATATTCTTAAATCTGAGAATGTAGAATTTGAGAATAAAGTTCTTGCTGAACTTATTATGAAATATGGCCCAGACTGGCGGCGTATTTTAAATGAAGCGCAAAGATATTCTATTGGTGGTAAGATTGACTCTGGTATTCTTGTTAATATTGGAGACCAATCTTTTAAGAGTCTTATGGATTTTCTAAAAGCAAAAGATTTTAAAAAAATGCGCTCATGGGTCGTAAATAATATTGATACCGATGCATCTTCTATCTTTAGAGGAATCTATGATAGAATGTCTGATTCTGTAAAACCACAATCTATTCCTCAAGTCGTTCTCATTCTAGCCGACTATCAGTATAAGAATGCATTTGTAGCAGATCACGAACTTAATGTCGTGGCTTGTATGACAGAACTTATGGCGAATGTGGAGTTTCAATGAATACAGAAATTATAATTTATAATATTATCTTTTGGTTTTCATATTATTGGATATGTTCTTTACCAGAACGTGTAATTCAAAAACAGATAGATGGGGCTAAAGATGTCTAATTCAATTATTTTTGACTTTGAAACATTATCTACAAATAGATATAATTGTGTTGTAGTTTCGTTAGCTGCTCTTAAGTTTTCAGAAGATAATTTTACTTCTGGAAATGGGTATTCATTTAATGAACTAGTAGAATCTGCAAAGCTTATTAAATTTGATGTCCAAGATCAAGTAAAAAATCATAATCGGGTTATTGATAAGAAAACATTAGAATGGTGGAATGAGCAGGGCTCCGAAGCAAAGAAACAACTAGTACCTTCTAATCAAGATCAATCTATCACAGAACTTTATGATTTCTTTATTTCTACAATTAGTGATATGACCTTTAAAAGTAAAGTATATACAAGAGGTAATAATTTTGATCCTATTATATTTGAAAATATTATGGATCAACTTCATAAACCTCATCCATATTCTTTTTGGCAACTACGAGATACTAGATCAATAATAGAAGGTCTGTCTTGGGGTAGCGGATTAAAAAATAGTTTTATGCCCGAAGGCTGCGATAACTTTATTCATCATGATCCAGTTCACGATATTGCATTAGATGTTATGAGAATGCAAACATTAGTAAGGGCCATATCATGAATCATTTTGATTATTTAAATAGTATTAACTATTCTAAAGAAAATATTATGCATGATAATCTTGATGAGAAAGCATATAATTCTTTTATGGTTAATCGTGGTTTATCTTATTTCAATGATACGGTTATCTATGCAAATGAGATGAATAGATATGCTCATATAGATTCTAAGTTACAATATGATTTTCTCAGGACTCTAATTAGAAAACGTAAAAGATTTTCAAAGTGGACAAAAGAAGATAAAAATTCAGATATCAACTTAATAAAAGAATATTATGGCTATTCTAAAGAAAAAGCATTTCAAGTTTTGCCATTACTATCTAAAGAACAACTTACGTTTATTAGTAAAAAGTTAAGTAAGGGTGGCAGAAAACCCTAAAAGTTATATATTATAAATAGTTTTATCATGAAAAGAATCATGTATTATAACTATAATAATAAATTTACGTGAGTTGAAGATATGAATGAAGTCAATAATGAGTTAGTGAAATGGACCCCAGAAACTATGTTAGAAGTTTCTCTCAATGAACCTGATGATTTTTTAAAGGTTAGAGAAACACTTACACGCATCGGCGTTGCATCTCGAAAAGAAAAGAAATTATTTCAGTCTTGCCATATATTACATAAGCAAGGCAGATATTTTATAGTTCATTTTAAAGAACTATTTTTATTAGATGGTAAAAAATCTAATTTAGAAGAAGGCGATGTTGCTCGTAGAAATACAATTGCCACTCTTATGTCTGATTGGGGCTTGGTTACAATCCAAGATGAAAGTAAAGCGCAGCCTTTATCACCCTTAAGACAAATTAAAATCATTCCGTTTAAAGATAAACAGGAATGGGAACTATGTCCAAAATATAATATTGGACGTAAATAGAATAGCAGCTATTCACTAGAGTAATAGCTCATCATTATAAATAATAGTGGATGCAGTTTTACTGGTCCACTATTAATTCTTGCTTGACAAAAAGGAGAAAACAATGACAGGCATACAAACACTTTTTCCACGTTCATCTTTTGTTGGCTTTGACCATCTGTTTAACGAGTTAGAATATACCGCTAAACATTCAAAAGATCATTATCCTCCACATAATATTATTAAAACTGATGAGAATGATTATCTTATTGAACTTGCTGTTGCGGGATTTTCTAAAGATGAACTATCTGTTGAGGTTAAAGATAGAACTTTAACGGTAGTGGGAGAGCACGTCTCAAGGGGTCGTGAGTTTATTCACCGTGGAATTTCCACAAAGAAATTTAAACGCACATTCCGGCTGTCTGAGCACGTACAAGTGCACGGAGCAGATATTCAAGACGGCATACTTGCAATCGAACTGAAGTATGTTGTCCCAGAAAATCAGCGTCCTCGTAAAATCAATATTGGTAAAAACGAGGAAAACAATGACACAAGCAATACTAACAGCCCACAATTACTCAACGAGGGCAATTGAATCCATTATAGAAGCGTTTAGAACTTTTAAACAACATCGTTCAGAACGTAAAGTTATTAAAGCAACAGAAAAAGAATTAGGCAGATTATCGGATTATGATTTAGCAGATATCGGACTTACACGTGGTGACATTTATACTGTTGCCCGCCGTAAATCAACTATCAAAAACGCTAGAACTAATAACAATCTAAGAGGTTGGGTCTAATGACAGCTTTAGTAACAAACTATGTCTTCTCACCCTTGTCGGGTTTGTGGTCTTCATTCGATCGGTTTACACAGACGATTGGATACTCCAGAGCGGCAGCGGAGCTCGCAAGAATGGGGCTTCACGAGGAGTCTCGGAAGTGCATGATGGAAATACAAAAATTACATGATAATTAGTAATCCATATAAATAAGCACAGAGGGCGGGAGATCGCCCTCTTAGTCACACACAACACACAAAATAGGAGATGTAAATGATTTTTACATACAAACAATTTATGGACCATAATAAAACTTTCTATGAAGAAATGGTCGACTTAAAAGTAGCCGGATGGGATACTTTTAGCAAAGCAGCAAATGCTTACACTTTTAACTTTTATAAAGATCAACTTAAAGCTATGGACGAAGCTGTTCATAAGCTTGCAACAGATATGAAGGGTTACGTCAATGACTAATAAGAACCCATTTGAAATTAGAGCAGACATGCTCAAACTAGCAAAAGATTACATGGATCAGCAGTATAGTATGAATGTACAGCTGATGAATGATATGTACGAACAAGGCAAGAAAAACTACGAAGAAGTACAAGAAGCATATAAAATGTATTCTATGGATGATTTAATGAATAAAGCAAAAGAAATGTATTCTTTTGTATCAGATAAAAAATAGGGAAAAATATGAAAAAATTTTTAGTTTTTATTACTGCAGCCATGATGGCTACAACTGTCTTTGCGGCAGATAAAGTAAAAGTCGGATTTATTTATGTTGGACCAACCGGAGATCATGGTTGGACATATAGACATGATATCGGTCGTCAACAGGTAGAAAACGAATTTGGTGACCGTGTTGAAACCACATTTGTTGAAAGTGTTCCAGAAGGAGCTGATGCTGAACGTGTATTAACACAGATGGCAATGCAAGGAGCTGACATTATCTTTGCTACATCTTTCGGTTATATGGATCCAGTAATGAACGTGGCTGAAAAATTTCCAGATGTAAAATTTGAACACGCAACTGGTTATAAAATGTCCGATAATGTTGCTAACTACGGATTACGTTTATATCAAGCTAGGCATGTTCAAGGTGTTATTGCAGGTATGATGACAAAAACCAATAAGATTTGTTATGTTGCCTCGTTCCCAATTCCAGAAGTTATGCGTGAAATTAATACATATTATTTAGGCGCAAAGAAGTATAATCCTGATGTAGAAATTGCTATTACATGGGTATATACATGGTATGATCCAGGTAAAGAAAAAGATGCTGCAGTAGCTATGATCCAACAAGGTTGTGATGTATTAGCACAGCATACGGATTCACCCGCGCCTTTACAAGCAGCACAAGAAGCCGGCATCGTAGGATTTGGTCAAGCATCAGATCAAGCTAAGTTTGCGCCAAAAGCACAGTTGACAGCATCTATTGATAACTGGGGCCCATATTATATTGCTAAAGTAGGTCAAGTACTTGATGGTACATGGACATCAGGTGATTATTTTGGTACTATGGACGAAGGTGCGGTTCAAATGGCACCGTTTGCAAATATGCCACCCATGATAGCTGAAGAAGCTCAACGTATTAAGGATGCTATTTCTAGCGGAGAACTTCATGGTTTCACTGGTCCGATTAATAAGCAAGATGGAACGCCATTCTTAGCAGAAGGTGAAGTTGCAACTCGTGCTCAACTAGATACAATGATGTTCTATGTTGAAGGTATTGACGCAAAGATGCCTTAATCTGTGCCCGATTGGATAATACTAGCAGGGCTATCTCTAACTTTGACGGCCCTGTTTCTCATTTTTGATAGGAAAAACGATGATTAGTTTTATTTACAGTAGTTGGAATGTGGTAATGGATCACAATCTTAATCCATTAAGTAATATTCCGGATTTAAATACACGACATATGATTATGCAAGTATTAGCTTGGATGTGGTGTATTGTATTTGGTATTCTTGTAGGAAGTATGTGGGCAGGTCTTTATAGTATGATAGCACATTCATTGTTGTTAGGAGCTATTGCTATTACTGTGGCTACATTTGAAATGGCTAAACGTAAGCCATACGGTTTTTACAGTGGCAGGGGTCCCGGTGGAGAACATGACTAACGAAGAAGTAAGAGCCGCAGCTCAAAAAGAAGCAGAAAAAACTTTTGAACAATTTATTATATGGTCTAAAAGAGTACTATTTTGGTCTATTATTTTTTTACTTATAGTAGTAGTGGGTTGTAACTCTGGCGTACAAGATGATATATATCCTGGATATAATGGTGAACAATATAATCCAACGATATAAACGATTTATAGGGTGGTACTACATTCTTAGAAAAAACGGTAATACCATGGGCGTATGTAATGTAGGTCCATGGTATAGTCGTTATAATAGGTTTAATTGTATATGCTGGGCTTGGGCTAATTCTGACACACACACTATAGATGGTAAAAATTTATAGTTTACAAACATCTCATAATATGATATAATAATTCCAACTGGAGGTTATTAATTTGAATTCATTCTACACTTCTGTGAACCG